CTTGTCTGTATTTGCCACGGTTTATCATATGTATATCTTAGTACAGTTTCTAACTCTTGTTTAGTACAAAAATTAGTCACAGACATGATTTGCGTCTGTTGATCCATAGGGTGTTTCTTAAATATTGGTCGGGTAGATAGCCATAAGAACTAAAATCTACGGCATACAAGTCGTTATTGTTAACTATAAAGTTACTGTGGTGATAATCAGAAAAAGTATAATCATCTTCTCTCCAAACAAGTTCTCTAAGAAGTGTATCTTCTCTTTCTGAATGACATGCTAGTGCACATCCTTTTATAAATTCACAGGTTTCTATAACAGTTAAATCAAAAACTTTGTAGGAAAATTGTGGGATCTTAATTGTTTCAAACTTAGCTTTTTTTAAATGTTCTAAGTTATGTACAACAAGATCTACCACTTCTAAATCCTTACATTTTAGTTCTTTAGTAATTGTATATTTAGTACTTATATGAGCACCACTTACAGCTATTTGACTTATGTCTTCATTATGTAGCATAAAGCGTAGTAAGGGTTAAGCACTGTAACTGTTGAACCAGATCCGCTATTACCTGTGTTAGATGCTCCAGCAGAAGTTGTGTTACCGTTATTTGCATCAGATTCACCAGCAGAAGCAGCTGCGGTGTTTCCGTTAGCAGCTCCAGTATTGGATGCTCCCGAAGAGGTTGTATTTGGGTTTGAGTTACCAGAGTTACCACTGAAACTACCAGAGAAACTGTGATTATGGTTTCCAGCGTTACCAGTAGTGTGGTTGTAGTTACTATTACCGTCATGTTCGGCTCTCAACCTACTCTGTGTACCTTGAGTAGAATCGTTATTCCAAGCTGAAATGTTATGGTTGTGTCCACCAGTGTTGTTAGTGTTTCCACTTACACTTCCACTAATACTGTGAGTATGGTTGTTAACTGCGTGACTATGGTTAGGAGTACTGTGTGTATGTCCATTTAAACCATGAAGATGGTTTCCCATACCGTGTGTATGTCCATTCAAACCGTGACTATGGTTTGGAGTACTGTGGCTGTGGGTGACGTTACCACTAATAGTTGTTGACCCACCTGTATCATTAACAGAATAAGTATTACCAGCACCGATAATAAACCTATCTCTTAAGTCAGGAGTACTGTTTGAACCATTACATAAGACCCAACCAGAAGGTATAGCGTTTGCAGCTCCAGACCAAATAAGGATCATACCCGAAACAAATGCTTGGATATTACCTATAGCTGTAGTCACATATGCAGTTGTCGCAACCTTAGTTGAGTTGTCAGATGTACCTTGTGTTGTTGCGGTTACACCGTTTGCAAGGCTAACAGAACTCTTAATTACTCCGTTACTGGTTGATAAACTATCTTTTGCTACTTTTAAATTTGCTACGTCTACACCGTCAACTTGTCCTGATACTGTGATGTTTCCTGTTACGTCAACACCGTTAGACACGTTTAAGTTTCCAGTTACGGTTGTATCGCCATTGGTTTCTCTTTGATAGAAAACTGTACCGCCAGATTGATCTACGTCTATAATCTGAAAAGTACCATTAGCATTTCTTATTTGATAATCACTTTCGTGGTCTGTATCGTTGAAATGTAATGCTGGAACTGTTCCATTAATTGTTATATCACCACCAGAAACAGTAAGGTCACTACCAACATTTGCATTTCCTGTTATGTCAACACCAGCTCCTGTAGCGGTAAGTCTAGTGCTACCAGCTCTAGACACTGTTATATCTGAGTTGTTAGATACGGATACAAATGATGTTCCGTTTTGAATAGTTGTGCTGTCAATCGCAGTTGTTGAAGCTGCGGTAACTAGACCTTGAGCGTCAACTGTAACGATAGGAATAGCAGAGCTAGAACCATATTGACCAGCAGTTACGCCAGAGTTTTCTAGTTTTGAACCAGCAATACCTGCACCTATTGATATGTCAGCATTAACGATTGTCCCGTTAACTATGTTTGCACTAGCTACAGTTACGTCTGTTGGTAAAGCTCCTCCAGCAATCTTAGATGTTGCTATAGAATCTGTACCTAATCTTCCAGCAATAGAAGCTGAAGATACGTTAGACATATCTTCTGCTGCTACTGGATGTCCTCCAGCAGTTGAGCCGTCATGTACAACAGGTACATCTTTGTCTGTATCAATAGTAACTTCACCTTCGGCTCCAGTAAAGCTACTATGTTGCGAGGTTGTTCCTCGTCTTAGTTTTAATAATTTTGCCATTATGCTATAGCCCCGAAGTCTAGGGTTAAGTTAGTTGTTGTTATTACATTTGGTGCAATAGTTTGACCAGCTAAAAGAGATACAATCTCACTAGCAGTTTGGTCGCCAGTTGCCCCAGCTTCTATTCCGTCTAATTTTGCTCCATCTACTGATACATCTCGCCCGTCAAAAGTTTGACTTGATATAAATGTTTGAACACCAGTAAATGTGTTAGCACCTAATCCCGCTAAGTTACCTGTAGCAGTTACACCACCTTGCCAGGCTGAACCATTGTATACTCTAAGTTCATTAGATGTAGTATCAAAATAAAGATCTCCTTCATCTAAACCAGAAGTAGGTGCACTGCTTGCTATACGGTATCTATTAGCAAAATTGTTTACATTACTAATATTATTTCCAACTATGTTTACATTACTTATAGAGCCAGCTACTGTTGTAATGTTAGAGTTAGCTCCAGCTACCGTTGTGATGTTAGAATTAGCCCCAGCTACAGTATTTATATTAGTGTTGTTACCAGCTACTGTGTTAATATTGCTTGCGTTTGATACAACAGAGTTTATATTAGTTGCATTAGCAACAGCAGCATTAATGTTTGAAGCATTATTATGTACCGCATTGACATTAGAAATGTTATTTCCAACATTATTTACGTTTGTAATGTTCGTTGCTACTGTGTCTATCTCAGATGTGCTTTCGTTTAAATCGTCAGCAACAGTAGTTATCTTTGCAATGTTTGTAGCAGCTGTTTGAACAGAGCTTATATTAGCTCCAACTGTATTAACAGAGTTATTACCAGATCCTGTATTGACTGCATCTGTGATGTTTCCTAAGTCCTCTGTAAATGTAACCTGCCCAGCAACAATATTAATGTTAGTTAGTGTTGCTTGGTTAGGTGTAATAGGACTAAAACCATCTCCAGCACTACCGTCATAGACCATCATAACCTTGTTAGATGAGCTATCAAACCACAAGTCACCAGCAGTTAAACTAGAATTATCAGCCCTAGTTGTAGGTGCAGATGTACTAATTTGGTATCTGTCAGCAAAACTATCTATATTTGTAACGTTAGCTCCAGCAGCAGCAATGTTTACAGCATTAGCTGCAACAGTACTAACTTCAGTAGCTTTAGGTACTAATCTGTGAAATGCGTATGTATGATCTGTAGAAGTTGTTTCTACCAAGAATCCAAAACCCGAAGGTATGGTAGCAGTAACACCTGTTATGACTACAGCTAGACCAGATCCTCTACCGTTTGCAATAGTAACTGTAGTTCCGCTAGGAGTTAAGTTAGTTGAAGCTGCCTTAACTGATACTATAGTACCACCAGTTGCAGGGTTGTTTATATCAGGGTTAGATGTAGGAAAACTTGTTTCGTTTGCTATAGGTACAAAACCACCTACGTCATCAACAAGGTCTATAACACGAGCATCTATAGCAGCTGTAGTAGCAACAAATGCGTCAGAGCTAGACCAAGAAACTCCACTAGCAATAGTTTCACTAGAGTCTTGTCTAAGGAACTTAGCTTCAGCTTCTGTTTCTGTATAATATCTACCATCTAATGCTCCACTTGTAAGCTCAGTTTCTGTAAAATATCTATTATCTAATTGACCAGCATCTAGCTCAGTTTCTGTATAGTATCTACCATCTAGCGTACCAGTAGTAATTTCTGCATTAGTGATCTTATCTGATTGTAACAGCGTTTTTATTTCTGATGCTGTTTGATCGGCAGTAGCTGCTGTTTCTATACCATTTAATTTAGTATGATCTGCATCAGTAAATACGTTACTATCTGTAGCAGCTTCTACGGCAGCTCTAATCTCAGCATTACTTTGATCGGCTGTAGCTCCAGCTTCTATAGCATTTAGTTTGCTATGGTCAGCGTCAGTAAACACATTACTGTCTGAAGCAGCTTCTACAAGTGTACGTATCTCTGCTGCTGTCTGATCTGCTGTAGCACTGGTTTCTATGGTATCTAGTTTTGTACCATCAGCCGCTACATCTCTGCCATCTACAGTTCCG